ACTGGCTTGCTGAATACTTTTCAACACGTCAACCAGCATTTCTTGTCCTTGACTTTTAATATTGCCAAGTGCAACACCAAAAATTAAACAAAAGATAACAATCTTTAAACTTTCGCCAGCAGCCAGAGTATTAAAGATATTTTCTGGAATAAATTTTTGCGCCATTTGCATTGGGTCAACATGTGCTGCCCTGGGCATAGGTTCTTTTAACGTAATGTTGAGATCACTGCCAGATTCTTTATCGTTAACTATTGCACCGAGTTGTGCTTGTTTTGCAGGAGTCATTTCGCTACCAGTTAACGCAACAGTACTAACACCAATAACTGCCGCAATAAACATACTAGCAATAAAGCCAATAATAATTTTGCGTATCATTGTGGCACTGCCTTCTTTTTGCAGTAAGCTGATTACACCAACTAGAATAGTTGCTAGTAAAAAAGGTATCACCACAACTTTAAGTAAGCTGATATATATACCGCCTACACTTTCAAAATTCATACTCATTACTGGGGCATAAACTCCCCCCAATATACCTGCTACAATTGCTCCTAATATAGTCCAGGGGCTAGTTAAAAAAGATTTTAAGTTAAAATTCATGATGTTTCCTAATTATTTTACCGCTGGAACAACAGGCTTTTTCTCTGCCTTGTATCGGTCCATTAACTTTTTAGTATCAATATTGCTGTATTCATTTCTAATAACATAGTTGACTATACTGAGTAATTGAACAGAATTATTGTTCACTGCAACAGCAATATTGTCTATACTATCCGATATGGTAACTGTTTTTGTAGTAATTGCGGCCTCGGGTTTTTCAAATGAAATTTTCTTAATTTCAAATTCATCTCTATATCCAGCGGCAATTTTACCATTAGTCACATTGTTAATAATTGTATCCCAAGTATCTTCAGGTACGTATAATGCTTTTGGAAAGTTGGTTCGAGCGAATGTATCGTAACTGCTGTTCTTAATAAATGATATTTTACCATTAAAATTTCTAAGCACTTCGTATACTTCTTTACCTTGAGAATTTTGGCTCAACCAAAGTCTATTAATAATCATTGCTTGTTTAAGTTTAATGTAAGGCTCACTAAAGCGAACTGTAAGTAGTCTTGGTCCAGTGATGGATAACTTAGATACCGCAAGATCGGACCTGCCATCTCTAACCTGTTCTACTACTTCAGCAAAACTTTCTGCATCTCTACGAAACTCAACCGGAACACCTAATAGTATTCCAATTCGCCGTGCAATCTCAACATCTAACCCTTTTATGTCATCACCCTCACCGCTAAAAAATGGAGGATTATCTTTCTTAGTCATTGATACAACTAAGAGATTCTTCTTCTTAATTGAGGCGATATCAGGGGATAATGGAACTGTTGAAGTTGGTAGTTGTGCGTAAGCAACTGATACCAGCAGTAAAAGGAATATTGAAAGTAATTTTTTCATGGTAATTAATCTTTATAACAATACATATATGTATAAAATCTACGATGGCAACCATTTTAGACATACCACCTGCATGTCTTCTAGTTTAACCCCAAAAATACATGAAACATATTGCATGTTCATGCAGATTAGACTATACTATGTGATATTTATACTTTTATTTAATGTTTTATACTAACGTCTATACTCACGGCAATAACGTGCTTTTTCGTGGCATCGATAACGGAAAGCGCGTCAAACACAAAATTCCTTTCGAGCCATCTCTCTATGTTCGGTCTGGTAAGGAATCAATCCATAAATCTCTCTGGGGGCAAAATCTAGAACGGATTAAATTTCCATCGATTAACGAAGCTAAAGACTTTGTAAAGCAATACAAAGATGTTAGTAATTTTCCAATCTTTGGTAATACTAATTATACCTATCAGTTTATTAGTAAGATGTTTCCAACCGTGATTAAGTTTGATATCACGCAGATGAAGATCGTTACTATTGATATCGAGACTTCTACTGAGTATGGTTTCCCGGATGTACGGAATGCGCAGGAAGAGGTTTTACTAATTACGATGCAGGATTATAACACCAAGGAAATAACTTCTTTTGGTTGTAAGCCGTATCTTAGTAAGAAAGCAAATGCAACTTATATTCAATGTAGAGATGAGTTTGATCTACTCCGTCAGTTTATTAACTTTTTAAAGCTGGACTATCCTGATGTAATTACTGGATGGAATTGTCAGCTGTTCGATATTGCATATTTGTCTTCGAGGATTACACGGGTACTAGGTGATGAAGCTCTAAAGGAATGTTCTCCTTGGAATATAATCAGGCAGCATGAAGTACCATATGCCAGAGGTCGTACACAAATGGCGTATGACTGGAAAGGTATTTCCATTCTTGACTTTATGGATCTGTATAAGAAGTTCTCTTATAAAATGGTTGAGAATTATAAACTGGATACGGTAGCTAAGGAAGAGCTTAATAAGGAAAAGCTAAAGCATAATTATGGATCATTTAAAGAGTTCTATACTAAGGACTGGGAACTATACGTAGATTATAATATTGTTGACGTAGAGCTAGTAGATCAACTGGAAAGTAAGATGCAGATTATTAATCTCATTCTTACTATGGCCTATGATGCAAAGTGTAACTATACTGATATCTTCTCATCGGTAAGAACATGGGACTGTATTTTATTTAATAAACTACAAGAGCAAAATATTATTGTTCATAATCCTCCCCCTATCGACCCGTTATTGGATAGGCAGATTATGGGTGCATTTGTAAAAGAGCCTAAACCTAGCCAGTACGATTGGGTGGTATCTTTTGATGCTACGTCTCTGTATCCTTCGATTATTATGACATGGAATATGTCCCCTGAGACATTAGTTAATGGTCAGAAATACCTAGCAGATGATGAACGGAGTATACAGAAATTAATTGATCGAGATTTTATAACTCAAAGTATTCATGATGAAGACTTGGCGATGGCTGCAAATGGTCAATGCTTTCGTAAAGATAGAAAAGGCATCTTACCTGAGCTGATTGAGTTTTACTTTGGAGAACGACAAGTTGCTAAAAAACTAATGCTAGCGGCTCAAAGCAACTATGAGAGAACAAAAGATAAGAAGTATCTAAACGAAATATCTAGTCTTAATTCTAAGCAGATGGCTGCAAAGATTTTAATGAATTCACTTTACGGTGCCCTGGGTAATATACATTTTAGGTATTACGATATTCGAATAGCAGAAGGCATTACGATGACCGGTCAGCTAATTATTCGTTCAGTTGCGCAGAAGCTTAAAGACTTTGTAAATAAAGAATGTAAGACTAAGGATGTAGAGTATTCTTTCTATTCAGATACTGACTCTACTTATATTACTCTGGGTGAACTAGTTAAGCGAAATCTAAAAGGTAAAACTAACGAAGAAATAGTAGAGGTGTTAGACCAGTACTGCGCAAAGAATATCGAACCGACTATTAATGAAATATGTGAAGATCTTTCTGAGTACTTAAATACGTATCAACGTAAAATAAAATTTAAGCGTGAGATTATTGCCGATAGAGGTATATGGATTGCTAAGAAGCGGTATGCAGTAAATGTATATAACTCTGAAGGTGTTACGTATAATCCTCCTAAGTTAAAAGTATTGGGGATGGAGATTGTTAGGTCTTCTACTCCTGCTCCTGTTCGTAAAGCACTTAAAGAAGCTGTTTTAATTGCATTGACTAAGGATGAGGGTACGCTAAAGAAGTTTGTTGCAGACCTAGAAGCTACTTGGCATTCCTTAAATCCAGAAGATATAGCATTTCCGAGAGGGGTGAACGGTATTAAAGAATATAGTGATGCTAATTCTATCTTTCGGAAAGGTACACCTATCCATGTAAGGGGAGCATTGATTTATAATCATCTAATTAATACGAGAGGGCTAAATAAGAAGTATCAATTAATTCAGGAGGGGGATAAGATTAAGTTCTTGTATCTCCGAGAACCTAATCTACTAGGGACTCATGTAATTACTTTTTCGGGTGAGATTCCTCCAGAGTTTAATCTACAGGGGTATATTGATTATGATAAAATGTTCGATAAATCGTTTATTGATCCTTTAAATTCCTTACTTAACTGCATAGGATGGCAGGTAAGAGACACAGCAACATTAGAAGGCTTATTTTCATGAAGAAATTTATTTTTATACTGGGTATATTTTTATCTACTCTTGGTCTAGCAAATCCAATCGACGATAAGTGCTCTATGCACGTCTTGTATGGTGCACCCGTATCCAAGGTACCTGCTAATCAAGGCCAGTATATCTGCAGGACAGGATATGCATTACACTATCTGTATGGTACAAAAGTGTCAGAATATGCAGTTGAAAAAGTAACAAGAAAAAGTATAGCAGGTACAGCAGCCCGTAAAGATGATTTTCGTGAAGACCCTTCAGTACCGGAATCCCATAGAGCAACGTTAAAAGACTATCAGGGGTCGGGGTACGATCGCGGTCATATGGCACCAGCTGCTGACTTTACCTATTCTGCAGAAGCAATGTCTGAGTCGTTCTTTCTTACGAATATGATGCCACAGAATCCTGGTAATAATAGAGGCATTTGGAAGTATACGGAAACGTATACAAGGTCCTGGGCAGATGCATATGAAGAAGTATATGTTATTACAGGTACAATATTTGACAAGGATGTTGGTACACTTGGTAATGGGGTAAAAGTTCCTGCTCATATTTACAAAATTGTCATTGTACCTTTAATTGGTAAATCTATTGCTTTTCTATTCCCCAACGAAAAGATACCAGCAGAAGATTTACCCAAGTATATTGTTTCTATTGCTGATATCGAAACTCATGCTGGTATCGTTATAATGCCAAAATTGCCGCAAGTAACCAAACTTAATAAAACTACCAAAGCTATTTGGAAGGAATGGGCTGGGCAATAAAACTTTGCACTTTAGAATGAAATACATTATAATATACAATAACCTGAGGAGCATATACTTTGTCAATACTTGATAAGATTCGTAAAAATACTACTATTAAAGATACTGCAATTTTAGCTGAATCTAAGTTCTTTCAAAAGAAAGACATGATCGCTACGACTATTCCGGCGATTAATATCGCGCTATCGGGCAGGCTGGATGGCGGTCTAACCCCAGGTCTTACTATGTGGGCTGGGCCCTCCAAGCATTTTAAGACTGCTTTTTCCCTACTAATGGCTAAATCGTATCTGGATAAGTACCCGGATTCGTGCTTGCTGTTTTATGATTCTGAGTTTGGTACTCCTCAGTCTTATTTCGATTCTTTTGGTATTGATGCTACCAGGGTTCTCCATACCCCTCTTACTAATATTGAGCAGCTTAAATTCGATATAATGACTCAGTTAGAAGGTATTGATCGCAACGATCATCTTATTATTATTATTGACTCGATTGGTAATCTTGCATCTAAGAAAGAAGTTGAAGATGCCTTGGCAGAAAAATCTGTGGCAGAT